TCAATCTGGAGCGGAGAAAAGAGCATAGGTGTCATAAATGGAGTAAAACTTTTTTCGTGCTACGAAAAATTCTGATCCAACTTTCTCTTTCATGGGGTACCATACTTTCACGGCCACGAACAACTTGCCACCAGCAAAAAGGGAAAGAAGCTTCCCGGCAGCTCCGAAGTTACTGACTTTACGATGCACCCACTCATATTCGATCAAGCTGCGAATCTGCCGATCAAGCATCCTGTCAAACTGTGCCACCAATATAACCTCATAGCCAAGTTTTCGATGCTGGGTGAAAAAACTACACCATGCAGCCCGGTTCTTTTGCCCCCATTCCCTGGCATTAAACATGATCTGGCACTCATCGATCACTAACAAAATCTCTCCTTCCTTAACTCTCCGTCCCACGTATTCAGAATAGTTACGGGAAAACGTTATTAAACGCTCAGGAGTAAGGAAAGCGTTATCAATATACAGGAAAGAACCTTTCGGTTTACTTATGCTGCTAAAATCACAGGAGAAGTTGCCGATGATCGGAGCAGGGCGGAATTGCATCCAATGATATAACCGGGATGCCAGATGCAGGGATTTTCCTGCGCCCGGTGTACCGGAATAAAGAGTAATCATAAAAACCTCCTACATAAGAGGAGTAATATCTGTTACGGTTGATACTGCTTTACGCGCAAACTTTAAAATAATCCACGCTGTTACAGCGACAAGCCAACCTTCAGATATTACTATAAAGGCATCTATAGGCACAAAATAGTTAATGTAAGGTAAATACTCACTAAACTCGGACACACCAAGATAAGCAAGAAACGGACTGGTTGGCAGAATTTTAAAAACCAAACCAATGCAAAGCACAACCATCGCAAATATAATTCCATAAAGTAACTGCATAAAAATCCTCCTAAATAAATAATTTAGATATCCTGATTGTCATAAACATAAGCGCCAATATATAAAAGATCTGCATCCCATAGCGAAAAAGTTTAATATATTTAGCATATTTAGACAGATCGACATCAACTTTGAATGTGTAATTAATAGATTTAAAATAATACTTAAAATGAAAAACGGGCGGAGCTTTTTCTGCACTCATGCCTTTGATCAGATTTACAATGTCAAAAGGAATACAGAAAGGGAATAATTTCGTTATATCTCCATATTTCCCCAGTTTATCAGCTATGCCACCTCCACCACCGCCTCCAGATCCGGCATCATCCGGATCAATCAGCTTACCAGTCTCCGGATCAATAAGTTTTCCCGTTTCCGGATCAATGTCTAAACCGGTTTCTGGATCAATTACATTCCCGGTTTGCGGATTAATTATAGGATTCCAAGCAGGTTTCTTTTTTTTATCCTTATCTTTGTCAGGCTTCGGTTTTTCAGGGTCTTCCGTTCCATCCGGTTTTTGCGGTGTTTTAGGCTTAAACGGGATTATACCCGGAAGCCAATCGGGGTGCTCATCTGGATCGGGTTTTTGACCAGGTGCTTCACCTGGCTTAACAATACGAAATTCATCAGGAATATCTGGGGACTTAATCCAAGGCTGTACGTCGGGAACCTCTTTCGGACAAGCTCCAGCGGACACTTGCGCACTTACTACATCAGCACCAGTAAATGCACCATTTTTTACAAGCCAATAAGCACCCGCATTGCAACGTACACCTAAATTATTTTTACGTTCCAATATTTCACAACTGCTAGGATTGACAGTAACAGAATCACAATACAAAACCTTTTCAACACCAGAATCCAAATATACTAAAGGTGCAGTATAATAATCTGTCGCACCTGAACCAAAATAAGTATTTTCAGGAATATCTAATAAAACATAAGCATAACCCGATGATTCTACAAACACACTCAATAAAGAATGGTCTGCATATATTTTAGAAGCAACAGAATCTAAATAATCAAGATTCTTATAATTAGCACAACCAAGAGTACTTACAAGAAAATCATATACTTTAGCTTTAGAAGAACAATCAAACTGATTCCGTTGATTTGAATATTTAGCCTGATACCCAAACGCATCCTTAAGCATATCAAACAGATCTTGAGACATAGAAATACCCTTTTCCGTTGCAGTGCTGACAAGATTCTTCAATTCCTCAACAGCAGCTTTTCCGACATCAGAGTATAACTTCCAGTGAACTTTTGCTGTATTCTCAACGAATGACGTGAAATTGTTCCACGCCTGCTTACCAGTAACCCCATGCGTGTTGATCTGCGTATCGGAAACTTTCATATCATAACCGCACATAGCATAAAGGGTGTTCATCATATCCCAGTACGTCACATACAAATATTCTTCCATTCCGGTAGCCTTGGCGGTGTCATAACTGGAAAAAACAACACCGACAACTATCAATATAGACAATAAGATAGGTACAATCTTTTTAAAAATTCGCTTCATAAAAATTCCTCGTAATTAAATATGTCAGTATGCTATAATCAAAACAGGAGGAGATGACTATGCCAGACGATAAAAAGGACAAAAAATACTGGTACGATCAATACGCGCCGAAAAAACACAGTAAAGGATATTGGAGAGGACGCTACCAGAACACCATATTAAGAGATCCGGAATATTACCTGGAACATTACGGAAGGGACGGCAAAAAACCACAATCACAGCCGAAGCCCGAACCACAAAAACAGAAACCAGAAAAAGCAGATCTGGACGAACCAGGAAAAATCATAATCATGATCCTGATAATAATGTATGTGTGTAGCAAACTCTCCGAGTATTTCTAATGTATCTCATTTTTTCTGCAGATCAATCCTGATCCGAATGACGCTGCGTGAATATTGAGATACAAAAAAGGGTAAGGGCACTTGAAATCCCTTACCCTTTTTAGAGTGATAACTATTTTCCGAAAAACTACGCCTGCGCGGTGAGCTTTTTGAAAACTTTAATGGCGATTGTTACGGCAAGCACTGTGCCAATGATACCCAGCGCATAAGGCGCAGATGCGGTAATCATGGATGTAACATCCGTCTGGACAGTAGCAAAGGCTGTCTTCATTGCACTTGAAATAGCTTCCATAGGTAACCTCCTTCTGATGGTCAAGCCATCTTAAAAAATTTAATTATGCCATAAATCGCGTAGCCTATGCCCCACGATATAAAGCCGAGAACAAAACCTGCGGATATTCCGGCGGCAATAACGGTCAAATATGTCCCAAACATATCTGAATCAAAATTCATGTCTGCCACCTCCGCGATAATATATGAAATATGATAAGCCCCACCAACATTGACAGGACAAATAAAACAGCAACATTGTAACTCATCTTTGAAGCCAAAACTTCCGGCGTATCAATCACCTGAACAGTCTCAGAAGATACAATATCATCTGATCGGCTTTCCTCTGTAGAGCCGTCAACAGTAGGAGAAGCAGCCGGAGCAGTTTCCTGATTTTCCAAAATTTCGGTTTCATTCATTACTTAGCCCCTTTCCCGGAATCTTTTGGGGAAATAACAGCAGCGTCAACAAAGTCCACATCCACCAGTTTAAGGACTGGCTTTCCATCAGATCCGACAGTCATCTCAAAAGTGCCGTCGTAAATACCGGGAACATAGCTGACTTTATGTAACTTGTCCTCCGAAAGAAACGATTTACCGCGTCTGGTTCCGGATACTCCGTCAGCGGAAACGGTAGGTTCTACCTGCTCCCCGTGTTCGCCGTAAAAAAGAAACTCCATGGATACGCCCTTGACGGCATCCCGTGTTTCAGTTGCTTTCATGTCTACAAGTCCCGAGTAATACAGAAAAATTCTAAATTTATTCATCTTTAATCCTCCATCTGTCCGTTTAAATCAGCAGCTTTTTCTATCTGGCTTTTAAGCCGTTCTAATGTATGCTGCACTGTTAAAAAATCTCTGAAAAAATAATTTAATGTACGATATTGGTCAAACAACAACGCTTCCTTTTTACGCTGTTTCTCAATTTCTTTGTCAAGCCGTGCAAGTTCTTTCTTCCGTTCTGATTCACCTTTTTTTGCTTCGAGGATTATATTTTCAAATTTTTCGTTAAATCCATTCCCAGCCTGCTGTTCGATGTAATCATAAACTTCCTGCGTCAACCTCAC